GAGACTAACTCAAGCAATCAGACGATAACAGTTTACAAAAACAGTTCATCGACCACTACCGCATTCACATACAACGCAAGCGCTAGTGGTGGTGGCCCATTCAACACACATCACACTAATCTAACCGGAACAGGCACTACATTCTCAGCAGGTGATACATTCAACATCAGAGCGACTGGGTTATCGGGATACACTAACACACAAGTCGGCCCTGCGAGGATGACGGCATACTTCACGGCGGCATGAGGTGATTAAATGGCACACATAGGAGAACACGGAGAGGAAATAACAATCAGCATGGAAGAGGCTATGAATAACGTCAGAAGAAGTAGGGATTTCATGCTGGAGACTTATGTGGACTACTATCAATCGAAGCCCTTGCTTTGGAACTCATTGACGGATGAGCAGCGAGAGGAACTGGTGGAATACAGACAGGCATTACTAGATTGGCCCGAGAGGATACAGGAGATTTACGGTGAAGTTCCCCCTAATTCCTATGCTAAGTATCAACCATACCAGCCTAGTTGGTTTGAGAATCACCCGCGAGGGATAATGTTCCCGCATCCCTAGACCAGCATACCGAAGAGCCTCATGAAGAACTCGACTATCGGCCCTACTTCTAGGGCCACGCCTTCATCTTCTAAGGTTGGTGTTTGCTCCATGCCCACAGCCCCATCATATGTCATCCACATCGAAGAAAGCGTCACTGCCACCTATGCTTTTCAGCCAGTAGTATTCCTTTCTCAATTGCATTATGAAAAAGCCTACGCCCAAGAGGAGGAAGATACCAACCACTTCGACTAATGGGGTAATCCCGATGTCTATTTCTAATGGAGCCAAGTCGTCTATGAGAAATCGAGCACTGTAATCCATCATATCAACTCACACCTCCACCAATTGAACTTACCATTTGTTTTGATTTTCCTTAGAGGCAGATTCTTCATTCAATACCCCATGTCCATTTTGCTAGGCTTCTTCATCTCACGAATCTGCTGAGTGGCGAATCGAATCTTCTGCGTGCTATGGAGATGCCAAAAGGTGTCCTTCGGGACTTTGAACTCCTTCTCCACTATGCGGCATAGTTCGTATCTCGATGATGTCTGTAGGTCTTCGTCTATCTTGAGACCAAGCACCTCGGAGACCTCTTCATCAGTGTATTTCACGCGCTTGTCGAGCCACACATACACGTTGCCCATTAGGGACATTAACTTCCGTGCTAACCAGTGGAGTAGGCCCATTGGTGTAGAAACTACACCACTCTATTTGGTTGTTCCGTTTACTCGTCCTTCTTCTTGAATACAGAGTCTTGCCAAAAGTGTCCGCATTCCTTGCACTTCCATAGATGGACGATGCTCTTCTCATCATTGTGATAGCGTGCTGATAGACGATGGGGGATGTGCTTGAAGCCGCAGTTCCTACACTCGACTTTCAGCCTATCCATCAAGCGTCCCATCATTCTCCTCTCTTCGCTACCATGTCGTCAATCTTGAGCATAGCAGTCGTGACCTCGGTGGCGCTGAGGACTGCTTGTCTTACTAGGGACGTGGGTTCCACTACACCCCGCTCCCACATTGAGACAACCCCTCCGTTCTCCAAGTCCGGGCCGAAGTCAGTGTCGCCGCTCTGCAACTTGTGCCTTAGATTCAATATGCAGTCCAGTGGGTCTAGCCCACCATTCTCTGCTATGGTCGCAGGTAGAATCTCCAGTGAGTCTGCGAATGCCTCTATAGCCATCTGCGCACGTCCCTCCACGCTCGCTGCTTGTGAGCGTAGGTGTGCAGCCATAGCCGCGTATGAACTACCCCCACCAGCAACCACACCGTCTCCGTTCATCACAAGAGACACGACTCCCAATGCATCATCGAAGCCACGCTCTATCTCATCGAGTGTCGTTGTTGTTGCACCGCGAAGGACAAGTGTGGACTGGTCTGAGTCTATCTCGCCTTGCACGAATAGATAGTCCACATCGTAGTGTCTCTCTGTGTGCACGCTACCCTGTGCGGAGCACTCAATGTCCGAAGGAGTCTGTGCGATAGGTAGACCGAGAGTGGAAGAGAGGGCACGCATAGTGCTCTCCGGCAATCTCCTCACGACGCTTACGTTATGCTTGTGTAGATACGCGCAGACGTGGTCTACCGCACCATCACGAATGAATACCACACCACCTTCGGGTAGGTGTTGAGTGATTATCCTCGCTTGCTCCAACAAGTCATCGTTGCTGGACGATTTGAATTGACTGTAGCCCTGCATATCCAACTGCACTGTCACGTTGTCCTCGGTCTTCTGAGGCTCAAGTCCACTGTTGAGCAAGATGATGTGTTGTTCCTTCTCTAGTTCTCTCTCTATGACGTAGAACTTGTTCACTATGGCTCCGTTGAATAGATAGGAATCCCTCAATGTTCCACCGGGTAGGCTCAATACACGCACCTTCTCTGCGCTACCTGCCTTCTCCACTGCTTGCACGCAGAGGTCTGCTACTGTGTCAAGAGCAGCGTCAACGGTCTTACCTGTGATGGCAGTGCGAGCAATCTCCTTGAGGTAGTGCGTATCAATACCGGATGAGTCGACATAGGAGAGTTCGACATCCTTTGTCAATGACTCTACGAGATACTCCGTAGCCATAGCCGCAGCCTCATTGTATCCACGACAGACTAGATTCGGGTGAAGCCCCCTATTGAGTAGGTTCTCGCTATTGTTCAGCAACTCTCCAGCCAATACTACTGTCGTTGTCGTTCCATCGTAGCACAGGCTCTCCTGTGTCTGAGCACATTCGATAATCATCTTACCACCCGGATGTGCGACATCGAGTTCTCTCAGTATCGTGGCTCCATCGTTAGTCACAATCGTATTGCCACCAGCGTCTACCATCATCTTGTCTCGACCTAGTGGGCCTAGTGTAGACCTCACTGTCCTCACAATCATCGTCGCTGCTTCTATGTTCTTCCTCAATGCGCTCTCGCTCTTTGTTTCACTCATTCTACTCTTCCTCCTTCTTTATCTCTTCAATGGACATTTCCAATGACCTCGATGCTTTTCGCAAGTAAGGCCAACCGTGTTCATCAGCCAACCGCGCTGCGACCTTCTGTATATCAACCAATGACCTACCATTGATTATCATACTGAACAACGTATCAAGAGACCTCTTGAGTCTGTAGTTCTCTTCCTCTGTCGTATCCTCATACATGGGCAATTCTCCTCGTGGGTTGTATTCTACCATTCTACATTCACTTCCTTTATCTCTCCAGTTTCAAATGACCTCGATTTCAACACACCATGCTCCTTCGCATGGTTGTATATGTCGAGAGTTAACTGAGCGTCCTTCAAGCAGTATTCACACACTTCCGCGTATCGACCTGCTCTCCAGCCCTGTGGTGCATCAACACTGTTCATCATCTTGCTCTTCCCTAGTGTATGTGTGACAAGGGATTGCAGCGATGTCTCCAACTTACCGTATGGTAATGATGCCTTTTGGAATAGTAGTTTGGTATCGATGACATTCTCTGACTTCTGCATGATATCGCCAACTGCCCAGCAGTCAAGCGATTGCTTGAGAACTGGAAAGTCGAATGCTATGATGTTATGGCCCAGTATACGCCCACCCTTCTCTATGTGCTTAGTGATGTGGTCGCCTAGCGTGCGAGGGTGCAAGTCATGGGTCTCAACACCGTCTATCAGCACATCCGCCTTAGTGAATATGTGACCGTCCTTACCGTCCCAAGTCGCCACCACCGATGTATCAAACAGTGCTTTGTTGTCCCAACCACCAATCTCCCAAGAGTAGTTGCTCGTCTCTATGTCTAGTGCCATTACGTCAGTCATTGAGTATCTCCTCCTTGAGTCTCAGATATACGACTTTCCCATCTTTGGCGGTATCGAAGATGCTCTTTGCCCATTTTGAGAAGTGATTGAAAGCGGTTCCACGAGTCACACCATTCTGTGTCATGTATGTAGACATGATTGACCCCTTCTTTCTCCAACCATCTCCTCTGTTGCCTAGTTCTACAGGCTCTACTTGTTGGAAAGCCACAATCCACTTGTTCCTCTGTGTCGCTCTCTCGGCTACCTTCGGCCCAATCTCGACCTCGCCCTCAAGCCACTGGATGAGATTCTTGAACAAGTCATAGAGAATCTCCTTTGCCATATCGACATGGTCACCGTTGACTTCCCACGTCTCGTCCATCATGGCCATGTGTGTTGCGAATATGACTGTGTAGTTCTCCATAGCGGGTATGAACGAGGCTACGACCTCGCTGATGCCCGGCCCAAGCCCCACTAGCAGTTCGTAGTATTCCTCGATGGCATCATACATAGCGGGGTAGAATGTATCATGTGCCGTGAACATCTCAGTCATCGACTCCTGTAGCAGTTCTTCCTGTGAGTCTCTCGACATAGCATCCCACTCAACGAAGGGAGTCTCTGTGATTTCCAATACCTTGTCTCTCAATCTCTTTTCTAGGGTCATGAAGTAATTCGTCACCTCATCGTATGAGACCTTCATCTTGGGGGTCTTCTTGAATGCCGATTCAGCGCGTATGTGGCTGACGTTCATTCTCCTATCCATAGTCCAGTTAGACCAATAGAGAAGCACACGCTGGAAGATACCCTTCGTCAGAACATACTCCTTCACACCAGCGGGTGGGTATGTCGTAATCCACAGTGATACTAGCGATTCAGTCTCTATCCTACCCGCTTTGGTATGCTTGACGAGTATGTTGTTGTTGCTTCCTACTGGGTTGCACGCTGATTGCAGATACAGGACTGTCTCTTGGCTATGCTTGTTCGGGTTGAGTATGATAGACCCCTCATCGAAGTTGAGCGCCTTGCGTCCGTTGAGGAAACCCTCCTTGAGTATGTTCTCTTTGTTCCCTTCTCCATCTGTTGTCTCTTCATAACCACCTATCAAACCTGCATCGGTTCCTGTGGTATACAAGTCGGTAGGCACATTGATGTCTCTCAACACATCACCGATGAACTCCCAAGCGATTGACTTCCCAGTTCGACTGGATTGAATCCAAAACGTATGCACCCTCGGGTCAAGATGGCTTGAACCCCAAGCGATACGCACGTAAGGCACTGCTATCTGTCCTTGCACGAAGAAGAAGGATAGCATACCCGGTATGTCATTGTCAATCGATGTATTACCGAAGTGCTCGATATACCCCTTGAAGATAGGGAACTTCTCTATTGCCGTGTAATTCTCTAGTGTTCGCATAATTTGACCCCATTAGAGGTCAGTATATTATCTTTGTTTAGACAGAACATTAGAATCATCATAATCTTTGATGTTGGTTTATATGCGAATGCCGACACTATTAAGCACCTACCGACGATTTAGACGCCTTTCTATATGTATAACGTCTTCACTGGTCAAGACTTTTATTACTCTATCAGCAAGAGTATGTCCCATGCCCTTGACTTTCATCAACGAGTCCTTGTATAGCATCTCCTCGATAGAGCCACAGGTCTCCAGCATCTTGTCTGCCATCTGATTCCCTATGCCGGGTATTGTGAGGAGTAAGTCCTTCCGCACATCGTTAGTGCTGACTCTCCTCACTGCCTTAGCCCCATGTGCCGATGCGGGTTTGTGGAGTTTGTCATGGAGTTTGAGGATGAACATCGCTGCTTCACTGACGTTAGGGGTGAAGAACACTTGACAGTCGAAGTCTGACATGATTCGTGCTATCGTTCCTATCAGTTCATTCTGAACACGTGTATAGGGTTTCTTCTGTCTTTTGACATATTCTGCAATCGTGCCGTGTATCAATAGGAAGAATCGCTCGTAATTGGCATCCATGTTGTCTAATTGTCTCCATAGATGACCGCTATGGCTAGAAGCGAAGAGGTCATTGATTGACTTGGCTTCTATGCAAGCGCCACCGAGAAGGTAGTCACCGACTATCAGCGTCTCGCGCTCGACGCTCAGACCGACCTTCTCAGCCCTTCTGATGACAGAATCGCATAACTTGCCTCTTTCATTGGTATCTATTTTCAAATCACTCATTTATCCAACTTCCTACTGTGGAATCCACAATACCCACCTTTCGATTCTTCTGCTGCTCTCAACCTGCATCTTTTATTTGATGTCGTAGTCGCATTACACTGCTCTTCTTCTGTTGGTTTATTCCAACACGGTTGGCATAGCATTCTATCTCTGTATTTTCTACTCCCCCTCTTAGGGCTTCTATGGGAGAGTTTCACACCACACCTCTTACACCATCGACTCATGTTAAATCATCGCCCGTTCCATCGTAAAATCTGCACTTCCCAGTGCATAGACCCTCTTGCATGAGAGTCTTACACGTCGCATGACTATATCCCTTGTAAACGATGCTCTCTACTTGGGTTCTAGTTATGTCCTCATTCCAATCTACCCATCCTTGTTCTGAGCATATCTGAACTATCTGCTCCACGTGCTCTTGTTTATCCTTCTCGGGTATACCATCTGCTGGGAAGAACCAACGGAGCCTGTCAGCCAAGTAGGATGCTAAGTGGTATCGTGCTCTGTGTATCGGATTACCCTCACCCAGTGCTGCTTGCGCTAGGCAAGGTAGAATCTTCATGTCATTCAACACGATGGTCGGTAAGTCCCCCACCTTCTTCTTCTGCGTCTTGAATGGGTTCCTTCTTTTGGGTAGTTTCAAGGTCAAGGGTTTATTTCCCAATTCGATGTAGCCTCCTCTAGGCTCTTGTGCTAGTTCAAACACATCATCCTCCGAGAGAGTCATCACCTCCTCACTGGTTAGAGGAGTCACCCAACACCCTCGCTTTGAGTTGTAGGAGTTAGGTATCCGTATCATACCTGCTAGGTCGAATGCCACTGTGGGGTCGTTGCATGGTAAGTCCAATTCTCTATGCCAATTAGCCATCAAGTCCCTACCAGCGCTCTTTATCCTCGTTACCTCCAACCCATCTGTAGGGAGGAAGGTCTCAGATAACGCGACCCATATGTGATACCCACCACCAGTGAAGTAGATGTAATGGAGAAAGTCATTGTCCATCAGATGTTGATGGAGCCTCCGCACCTGCTCTTGCATGAATCCGAACTCGACATCCGCACCTCTGTTGCGAAAGTCCTTGCAATCGAAGTCCATCACGAATGAACGAACGATTGCGGAATTGTATTCCGCTCGATGGTGCTTAGGTGGTTGTGTCTTCCTATACCCGTATGCGGTGAAGTAGGCATTACCTGCCCCGTTCTTACCCTTCCAGTATCTCTCTAACTCTCCCCAGTTCCTTACTAGGTATCTTCCACCATGCTTCTGATTAGCGCTGATTTCCAATACCTCTCTAGGGAAGTCCAATTGAACGAATGGCATATCATCACAGTTTAGCGGTCTTTATCTTGTAGTCCAGTATCAATTCCTTCGCTAATGTCTGAGGAGTGTGCTTCTTGAACGCAATTGGATTGACAAATACTTCGTAAACGATGAAGTAATCCTCAACCCCATCCTTGTCGTATGACTTCAAGGTCATCTGCTTACCCACATTAGATGTATACAACTTGCCTCTCATACCCATTACGGATAACATGACGTTTACCTGTCCGTTGACAATGTATTTCTCCAATATCTCTTGCGTCTCATCTATCTTCCTTCTCACTTTATTCTTCTGTCTGTCCATTTTCCATTCCTCCTCCCCATGCGGGGCATAATTCCATGAAGTCACACCATTCGCATTTCGCAGCGTATGGGGCTGGTTCAAACTCATCCTTAAGATGAGACCTAACTAACTTCACGAGATTGTTCATAACTGTGCGAGGAGCATAACTCGTCTTCCTCGTGCCTAACTCCTCTATCTCCCATTCGGGCTTGACGCCACCATTAGCAGCGCCGTTGGGGAACTCCCATGCCCAGTGTGTGACGGGTAGGTAATTGGCATACCCGCCCTCCTCTAGCATCAATCTGTAGAATTGCATCTCTTCCCTCATGGACTTGGCCTTCTTCGTAGTCCACTTGCCTGTCTTCAATTCCATGAGTATAGTGCCTCCTTCTCCATCTGAGAATATGGTATCTATGAATCCCCTCAGATGCACTGGTATCTTCTCCCCATCGACCTCTATCTCTATCCTCGCGTGAGCGGATACCTCATTCCCTATGGGCTTCCAATGCTCACCCTTCGTGAGAAGCAATCTGTTCCACTGCCAGTCTATCCACTTGTCTATCACGACTTGCTCCCCGAACACATAGGGTGTTGGAGGGGCTGGTATGACGCTGCGTAGTTTGTCCTTCGCAAGCAGTTCTTTGTCCTCTTCTATCAGAGTCAATACATCATCCAAGACATCATCGACATTATCCCAAAAGTATTCCACAATGCTATGGACATTAGTCCCTCTTATCATGGCCTCCGATTCCTCAGATGGGAGTCTGTAGATGTATGAGAACTTGTATTTGAGTGGACAGAATCCATGTGTGCCATATGAGGATTTGCTGACTCTCAGTATCCCCTCCTGTCCCGGTTGCCACTTGTATGAACTCTCCTCGTATGACTTGCGCAACTCATCC